ATAATAGTGTGCTTTAGAGTTAATATGTAACCACAAAGGGAAAACCTTTGAAAAACAAAAAACGGAGGACACAAAAATGAAAACAACATTTTATTTGAACAGCAAAAAGGTAACAAAAAAGGCGGCTGCAGAACTTGCGGGAAAGGAAAGATTTGAAAGAATGATTAAAGAGGCAAAAGAGGATTTTATGAACGACCCTTGGACGGAACTAAGCTACATGGTTGCGGGTGGGATACTCACGATAGAATTCAGCTGAGAGGTTGAAATTTTTTAAGGGCTGCTGCGGCGGCTCTTTTCTTATGCCAAGAGAGGAGGATTTGATATGGCAACGAGGGGCAGAAAGCCGAAGCCTACGGCTTTGAAAATGCTTGAGGGTAATCCCGGCAACAGACCTTTGAATAAAAACGAACCACAGCCGAACACAGCCGTATCGGGCTGCCCCGATTGGCTTGAGGACGAGGCAAAGGCAGAGTGGGCAAGAATGGGCGAAATATTGGAACAGATGGGCGTTCTGACGGAGATTGACACAACAGCTTTTGCAGGCTATTGCCAAGCCTATGCCCGTTGGAAAGAAGCTGAACAATTTTTAACACAGCACGGTTCTATCGTAAGAACCCCAAACGGCTATTTACAGCAAGTGCCGCAGGTTTCAATCGCACAGACCAATTTGAAAATCGTGCTGAAGTTCTGTGAGCAATTCGGTTTAACACCGTCTTCGAGGAGCAGAATTGTGGCAAATAAATCCGTTGAAGAAACCACGGATGAAATGGAGAAACTTTTGAGAGGTGAAACTTGATGAGATACAAACCGACTAAATTTATGCTGCCGACCTCTCATTACGATAAAAAACAGGCTGACCGAGCCGTAACTTTTATAAATAACCTAAAGCACACCAAAGGCAAATGGGCGGGTAAAAACTTTGATTTACTTCCGTGGCAAGAGCAGATAATTCGTGATATTTTCGGTATTGTGAAAGAAAACGGAAAGCGACAATTCCAAACGGCATATATTGAAATTGGAAAGAAAAACGGAAAATCGGAATTGGCGGCGGCTGTTGCTCTATACCTTTTGTATGCCGATAACGAACCGTCAGCAGAGGTTTACGGTGCAGCGGCAGACCGCCAACAGGCATCTATTGTTTTTGATGTTGCAAGGCAAATGGTGAGTATGTCTCCCGCACTCACCAAGCGTTCCAAGGTTATGACGGCACAGAAAAGATTGGTAAACTACAGTAATGCCGGATTTTATCAAGTGCTTTCGGCTGAAGTGGGAACTAAGCACGGCTTGAATGTTTCGGGACTTGTGCTTGATGAAGTTCACGCACAGCCAAATCGTAAGCTGTACGATGTCCTTACAAAAGGTTCGGGTGATGCCCGTGAACAGCCGTTGTTCTTCTTAATTACCACAGCCGGCACAGACAGAAACAGCATTTGTTATGAACTCCACACCAAAGCAAAGGAAATCCTGAACGGCAGAAAGGCAGACCCGACATTTTATCCCGTGATTTACGGACTTGATGAAACCGAGGATTGGAACGATGAGAAAAATTGGTACAAAGCAAATCCGTCACTCGGACACACAATCGGCATTGACCGTGTGCGAGAGGCTTATAAAAATGCTTTGGAAAATCCCGCAGAGGAGAATGTGTTTAAGCAACTCCGTCTTAATATGTGGGTTAATTCCACGGTGTGTTGGATTCCGGATCACATATATGAAAAAGGAAACACACCTATTGATTTTGACAGACTGCGTGGCAGAGAGTGCTATGCCGGACTTGACCTTTCAAGTACCTCCGATATAACCGCTTTTGTAATGGTTTTTCCACCGAGAACCGAAGATGAAAACTATATCGTGTATCCGCATTTTTGGCTGCCCGAAGATACGCTTGAACTTCGATGCAGACGAGACCATGTGTTGTATGATGTGTGGAAAAGACAAGGTTTCATCAATACCACAGAGGGAAATGTAATCCATTACGGCTTCATTGAAAAATACATAAACGAATTAGGTAAAATTTACAATATAAAGGAAATAGCCGTTGACCGTTGGAATGCAACACAAATGACACAAAATCTTGAAGATGACGGCTTTACAATGATACCTTTCGGGCAAGGCTACAAGGATATGAGTCCCGCATCAAAGGAATTGTACAAGCTGCTGATGGAGGGAAAAATCACCCACGGAGGCAATCCTGTGCTAAAGTGGATGGCGGGAAATATTGTAATGCACCAAGACCCGGCTGGCAACATCAAGCCGGATAAGGAGAAATCCGTGGAGAAGATTGACGGCATTGTTGCCACAATAATGGCACTTGACAGATGTGTCAGAAACGCAAATAACAGCGGTAGTGTTTATGACAGTCGTGGAATTTTAGTGTTTTGAGTAAAAAAATATTGAACTACTCTTTAATATGTGGTATAATTATACCACAGAAAGGAGTGTTTTTATGCCACATATAATACCTATACGAGATTTAAAAAATACATCTACTGTTTCAGAATTGTGTCATACATCAAGCGAGCCTATTTTCATCACTAAAAATGGTTATGGAGATATGGTAATTATGAGTATGGAAATGTATGAAGAAAGAATGGCAGTTTTGGATTTGAAAAAGAAAATACACGCCGCCGAAGAAAATATCAAAGAAAATAAAGTATCCGATGCAATGGAGTCACTCGGAAGAATAAGAGAAAAATACAATGTATGAGCTAAAGATTACCGATTTGGCAGACCAAGATTTAGACGGTATTGTTGAGTATATTGTTAAGGAATTGAAAAATCCAAAGGCGGCAACCGATTTTTTAAATGAGGTTGAAAAGAGTTATCAATATTTGATTACAATGCCGAAAATGTATGCCCTCTGTGATGAACCCGAAATGCAGGCAAAAGGCTACAGAAAAGTTTTGATAAAAAATTATGTGCTGTTTTTCAGTATTGACGAAACAAAAAAAGAAGTTGTGGTATTGAGATTTATATATGCCGCAAGAGATTATTACAAGTTATTTTGAATTTAAGCATCTATCATTATGGTAGGTGCTTTTTTGATACAAAAAAACGGGAGAGTGATTGATATGAAAGGATTAAAAGGAATATTCAAGTCGAGGGATAAGCCACAAAACAGGACTTCGGGTAGTGCTTACCGATTTTTCTTTGGTAACAGCACGAGCGGAAAACGAGTTAATGAGCGTTCAGCTATGCAGATGACTGCGGTATATGCGTGTGTGAGAATTTTATCCGAGGCAATAGCGGGTTTGCCTGTACATCTTTACAGATACACGGACAGCGGTGGCAAGGAAAAAGCAATAGACAATCATTTGTATTTTCTTTTGCATGATGAGCCTAATCCCGAAATGACATCGTTTGCTTTCCGTGAAACTCTTATGACACACCTTTTGCTTTGGGGTAATGCGTATGCACAGATTATCCGCAACGGCAAGGGTGAAATTTTAGGCTTGTACCCGCTTATGCCCGACCGAATGACGGTTAACAGGGATGATAAAGGCAGACTGTATTATGAATATCAAGTAACTACGGACGATGCACCAATCAACAAGAAGTCTACAGTAAAATTAAAGCCGTATGATGTGCTGCACATTCCGGGTTTAGGTTTTGACGGCTTGGTTGGTTACTCACCCATTGCAATGGCTAAAAATGCTATCGGACTTGCTATTGCCGCAGAGGAATACGGCAGTAAGTTTTATGCAAATGGTGCAACACCAAGCGGTGTGCTTGAACATCCGGGCATAGTTAAAGACCCCGAAAAAGTACGAGAGAGCTGGCAAGCAGCCTTTGGAGGCAGTGCCAATGCAAATAAAACTGCTGTGCTTGAGGAAGGTATGAAATACAATCCAATTTCTATTGCACCGGAACAAGCACAGTTTTTGGAAACAAGAAAATTTCAGATTAACGAAATAGCTCGAATTTTCCGAGTACCGCCCCATATGGTCGGTGACTTGGAGAAGTCGAGCTTTTCTAATATAGAACAGCAGTCTTTGGAGTTTGTTAAATACACACTTGAACCGTGGATTGTGAGGTGGGAGCAGTCAATAATGCGTTCCTTGCTCTCAGCGGAGGATAAGAAAAAGTATTTTGTCAAATTCAATGTTGACGGTTTGCTTCGTGGTGATTACCAAAGTCGTATGAACGGCTACGCTACAGCAAGGCAGAATGGTTGGATGTCAACTAACGATATTCGTGAACTTGAAAATCTCGACCTTATCCCCGATGAGTTGGGAGGTAATCTTTACTTAGTGAACGGCAATATGACAAAACTTCAAGATGCGGGAAATTGGAATAAATGAAGCGGAAAGATAAATCCGCCAAGCCGATAGGCTTGCTTTTGCCAACGGCAAAAGTTCTGAATAAGGAGGTTCAGAATGACTAAATTTTGGAACTGGAAAGACCAAACAGAAACAGAGGACAGAACTCTTACAATCGGTGGAACAATAGCCGAGGACAGTTGGTTTGATGATGAGGTGACACCGAAAATTTTTAAAGACGAATTGGACAGTGGTACGGGAAATATCACGGTGTATATCAACTCGTATGGCGGTGATTGCATAGCAGCCGCACAAATTTACAATATGCTCACCAATTACAACGGCAAAGTCACCGTAAAGGTTGACGGCATTGCCGCAAGTGCGGCGAGTGTTATTGCTATGGCGGGAGATAAGGTGCTGATGTCACCTGTGAGTGTGCTTATGATACATAACCCGCTCACTATGGTTTGCGGTGACCATACGGAAATGCAGAAAGCCATTGATATGCTTGCCGAGGTCAAGGAAAGCATCATCAATGCGTATGAATACAAGACGGGGTTATCCCGTGCAAAGCTGTCGCATTTAATGGAGTCGGAAACTTGGATGAATGCTAATAAAGCCGTTGAACTCGGCTTTGCCGATGGCATTATCGAAAAAGATGATGCCGAAGATGCTATACCGATAAACGATTCGGTTATGTTTTCGCAGAAAGCTGTCAGCAACGCACTTATGAATAAGCTGTCAGCGAAATATAAACCACCTGCCGAAAAGCAAGCTGAAATACAAGTACCAACGGGACACTCCGTAGATACGA